CTCCATCAATGGTATCTCCATTTTCCAAACCAAGAGACAGACTTATATTAGCTGTAGTTGCTGCTTCGGCAATAGTTCTTGTTCTTAATCCTGCTACTGCTTGGTCTACATAAGACTTAGTTGCAGCATCAGAGTTAGAAGATGGTGCACCAAGACCTGTAACAGATCCTCCAGATATAGTAACACTACTTGCGTTTTGAGTTGCAATAGTTCCTAGTCCTAGAGTAGTTCTTTGAGCAGAAGCATCAGCATCATCTATTAATGCTTTACCAGCAGTTGTTAAATCATAAACTCCAGCTGTACCTGATCCTGTAAATTGAATACCTTTATCTGCTGCTGAAGTTAATCCAGCAATAGCCAAAAGATCAGCATCATAAGCTTGAACATTTGTGCCAATGACTAAACCTAGATTAGTTCTAGCCGAAGAAGCACTAGTTAAGTCAGATAAGTTACTTGCTTTAACAAGTTTAGCATCTAATTGAGTTTGAGCATTAGAACTTAAAGTATTAATATATTGAAATTCTGCACTTGTTACTGTTCCGTCTGCAATCTTAGTTGCATCTAATGCTGCACTAGCATTAATATCTGCATTAAGAATTGTTCCATCAAGAATCTTACCAGAAGTAATTTGGGAATCAGCTATCTTAGCAGTTGTTATTTGATTATCAGCAATATGAGCAGTATCAATAGAACCATCTACATAATGTTCTGAGTCAATACTATCATCAGCAATTTTAGACCCATCAATGGCATCCGCTGCTAACTTAGCTAGCGTAACACTAGCATTTACTATTTTAACTGTGCTAATAGAATTTTCAGGAATTGTGTTATTTGTCTGAGACAAAGCACCTACAGAAACTGTTAATGTTTCATTTTGTAAAGAACCAGAATCCCAAACAACTGTTATGGTTGTATTGGTTGAAAATGCTGTTACTGAAATAGTACCGTAGATTGTACCTGTAGCTGAACCAACAGCCCTAACTCTGCGAGAGACATGATAAAATGATGTTACATCTACACCAGTTATTGTAAATGTAGTAGCACTACCATAGGTTACAGTAAAAGTCCCATCACCATCACCATAAATAACCCATTGAGAATCATTATACCATTCTCTAATGTCTGTTAGTAATCCTCTAAAAGCATTGTTAATATTTGAAGGTAACATACCCTCAATAATAGAAATACCTCCAACTTCTGTATTACTAGCTGCTGTTGTTGAATAATCTTTTATACCAGTCATTTAAACTCCTAAGCCATAAACCATGCAAAAACTTTATCTGTTTCTACATTGTTCTTATTAATTAAACTGTTTACTGATTCTTCCAATTGTCGTTGAAAAAACTCTTGTGTTTCAAAAGAGTATCTAACATTATCAATATCTCTTTCAATAACATCTGTCATTATCTAGTACCTGCTTGACTTGCTATTATATCAATACCTTGAGCATCATTCCACCCCACACCTGCGGAAACTTTAACATTAGCTCTAACATATCTACCAGAAGCTCTGACTGGGTTTATACCACTAGCATTAGTACTTCCAGAGGTAGACTCTACGACAGTATCAGATAGCTTTTCTCGTGTTTTAATAGTTACAGTAGTAATTGCATCTATAATAGGTCTTACCCCTATAATGCTTACTCGTTTACCTGGAACAACTTCAAGCTCATCTGTTTCTATCTCAGCTTCTAAGGGAGTTCCTGAGAATATAGCTGCTTTAAAATTACTATTAATAGCACCTAAGTACAACTGTCCTCCAGACCAAAAATCAGTATCTAATGATATATTAATATCTTCTAGATTCTCTGATATAACGTCCATTGTTTCTACAGTATAGGCTCCAAAAAATTGAGTAAAAATAGTAGACGCACTTATATAAGCTAGTGTCCATTTCTGTGTAACATAATTATAGATTAATAAAGAATCTGGTTGTGCGTCAGTACTTCGTTTAGAAACATAAGACCAAATAGCTAATTGATTGAAAGGATCTACTGCTGCACTTATCTTATCTGTATATGCTTTGTTTAAATCATTATCAAAGAACCGATTAACTTTTTCTGCACCAATAGGATTTAATGTATCTCCTGATATTTGATAAAAGCCATCATCTGAATAGAAGAAAACATTCCTATCATTTTGAGTTACAGTTCTTCCATAAACAGCACCACGATTAGATGATATAACTGAGAACCTAAATACAGTTGCACCGCCTACAAAGTCCATACGAATAATTTGGTTTTGTCTAAATACATATCCTACTTCACCTGAAGTAATATGAATAATCTGTCCACCCGAACCTGGCATATCCTGATAATCAGCTAACTTTTTACCTGGAGTCCATGTAGTAATATCGTTAATACCAGACCATTGAATTCTATTAGTAATCGTTGACTGATTACCTGTAACTAAAAAATCTCTTATTACACCACTTACTTTAAATACTGGTGGAGTTCCTGCTGTTGCTATAGCAGATAGATCAGCGAAGTTAGTAGATGTTCCCATTAAAAAATATTGAGGGGCATCTACACCATTAGATACAATTACATAATTACCAAACTGTGTGAAAGTAAAGTAATCTGTACTGTCTCCTGTTAAAGACGCTTTCCTAGATGTGAAAGTTCCTGATGCTAATTGAAAAATATCTGTTGCTGAAGCAGCAAAGTTAAATACATTGTTGGCTCCATCTCTAAAAGAGCCAGCACCTAAACAAGCTGTAACAATTGTATTACTAGAATAAGGAACTAAACTTTTAACAGGTTTGTAGGATTGTTTTGCGTGATAAACATTCTTAGCTATATTAGCTCCACCTTTAAGATGGTTAGGTTGGTCAGGTAGCCATTCCCCAAAAGGTAATTGCATGATTTACTTTCTTCTATAGAATGATAAATCTGTGCTTACATCACTTCGTTGAGTAACAGGAGATCCACCATAACTATCTTGTCTATCATTGTTTTCACAGCGTTCTAAAGACATTGAATACATATTCAGCCATTGAGCTGTTTGATTGGGATCGATACCACCCAAAAAATTACTTGCATGATAAAGACTACCATACAAATAAACAGCAGGATGTGCACTAAGAATATAGTTACTAGCAACTGAAGCAGATAAACTATCAAATGCTTTATAGTATTGTAGTACGCCAGTATACGAACTATCAGGTGCTGGTGCAAATTTAAATTGTTCTGTTCCATTATCAGACTGTATTGTATAAACTCTTGGTACACCAGAGGTAGATCCACCTTTAGTCTTAAATAAGTTGGCTGGTGTTATATACTCTAAACTATATTTAGTACTTGAAGATAAGATATAAAAAGATCTTACTGCAATAAATCCTGTAGGAACAGTTACGTTTTCACCATCTATAGTGACATCATCAATTTGTTCCATCTGTCTTATTCTTAATTTAGCATTAAAATCAGCTTCAGCTAAAGCAATAAAATCTCCAGCTATTTCTGTAGTAAGATCAGATCTATTAAGCCAATTTGCTATGGATGCTTTTAATTCTGTGTATGTATTTAAAGCCATTATAAATTTCCTGAAGCAGTTCTAAAATAACGATATTCGCTACTGTTTAACTTTAGTTTAAGTATCTTACTTCTTTCAACCTTTGGTATTGCAAACCAATTATTAGTTCCGTTATATTCTTTGGCCCAAACAGCTAATACTAAAGTTGGAATACTAGCTACTCGTTTTAATTCTTTAGAAGCAGAATAACCATCTCCTTCATTGTACATCCTTTTATTCTTATCAAGAATAGGATTAACATCTACAGAATTTTTAATGGTTAATTTTCCATCAGCTTCAAAATAGTATTCACTACCATCTGCATCTGTCGATCTTAGTATACTCATTACTCAGTTAATTGAGATACGTATAAATTTACAGTTCCAATAACAGCAACTTTTTGACCAGGTGAAACTTTAAAAGTTTCGACATCATCAGCTGGTAAATATACTTTGCTTGTTGTTGCAGTTGGACTTGTTCCAAATTCAATATGACAAGCAGCATCTGCAACTACTCTAACGTAGTAAATACTATCAGCAAACGCTGCTGATTGTGCTGAAGTTCCTGCGGAATTTATTTTCTCCGTTGATTTTACTTGCATTACTATGTGCATAATTTTATTCCTTTTATTTAAGGGGGTGTTTCCACCCCCGATTTTAATTATCTTCTAATTACAATTGTAAATTCAACAGGTACAGTATTTTCCGAAGCTCCATCAGTAATGATTTCAATTACATCATCTTCTTGTACAGAATTTAAAGCAGTTGGTACTGTAGAATCTACATCACCTGAAGCAGAACTTGCGGTAGCTATTGTAATAGCTCCACCAGTAACAGCAGTTCCGTTGATTTCAGTTGTTATACCAGCATTTGCAGTAATAATAGCTCCAGCTAATACTGAAGATATTTTAATAATCTTACCAGCATCTGGTGCAACTACATAAGCAGAACCTGCTGTAGATACATCTGATAATTTAACTGTTAAGAAATAGTCGTTTAATGTTCTCATTTTTTATTCTCCGTTTGCTTCGTTCCGTCAATGACTTCAAAGACCAAACAAATTGTTTGTTTAAAGGGATGGCAAATTTCTCCGCCACCCCTCTATTTTATTATTAAGAAGTGGTTAAGTCAAATACTCCACCAGAAGCAGCTTCATTTCTAGAGATCATAGTAAGCTCAGTTAACAACTGTCTTTTCTCTGAATCACCAGTTTTAGATAGCTCATGCATAGTGAAATCTCTTAAGAATCCAACTGCCCAATAGTCCATATCTAGAACAAAAAGATCTCTATCTCTTTGGAATCTATTTGGAACTACTTCAAGGTCGCCGAAATCAGAAGAATACACGTCAATAGAAGTGTACAATGTCTTGTCTTCCGATGCATCAAATCTAGTTGATCCACCAGTAAAACCAGAGATTTTCTGTTTATTGAAAGGGCCACACATGATAACAGAAGGACTTCCACCAGAAACCCAAGTACCTTTGATTACTGTTTTAAGTAAATCTTCAGTCAAGGCTCTTTGTGTACCATCATTTCTAGCATCAGAACCATTAACAGCAGTCGGTGATGTACCAGTTGCTCCCAATGAATCGTTAGTTGCAATCCAAGCACCAATAGAAGCAAATGTTCTAGCAGTTGTTGAATCACCAGCATCTCTTGCTTGGTTAGTCAACAAAGTAGACTCAATGTCTCTTTTTAGTTCTTTAGACTTTTTAGCAATTTGATATGCAAGTTCACTTGCTCTACCAGCTTTATCAACTGCTTCTTGAGTACCAGTAGTTACAACAGTCTTATCCATGATCTGTGTGTAGTTACCAATTCTTACTGTTGGATTAGATGCGTCAAGGGTAGCATCGTCACCCTCAATTACAGCGTTGTCTGTAGCAGCTGAAGCTAATGCGTCAGTTTGCCATTCGTGAAAAGTGTTCTTTACAGCTTCTCTCGCAGCAGAACTCATAAATGGAGTATCTGTAGGAGAAATGGAGTAAATCACATCTTGTAGGTCTTCCCTAAGTCCGATAGCATCATATGTATCGAATGTGTTTGTTGGTTGTGCCATTTTATTTTCCTTTGTAAGGTTATTTAGTTAACATACCTAAAATAGCAGATTGAGCATCTTGTATACGCCCACTCTTTTTAAGTTTAGATATTTGGTTCCTTACGACCTCACGTCTAGAGTTATCACTTTTGGAAACACCTGGCTTCATAACTTTAGGAACATTAGTAATTTTCTTCTGTGAAGAAATAGTTTTGTCCTTTACGTTACGATAAGCTAAAGCATCCTTTAGTATCAGTAGAAATCTATGATCTGCTACTGACGAAATTTCCTGATCGTTAAAACCATAAGTTCTTAGCATAGTTTTTACACCAGCCTTAAAGCTATCAGCTTTCTTAGGATCAGAATATTCAGGAATGCGTTCTCTTGCTAGTCTTGTTTGTTCAGCTAAATATTCATTGTATTGCCTAGCCTTTTCTTGGCCAACTTTATCTCTTAAAGACTTTACTTTTTCCTGTTCCTGACGCATTTCAAAATCTATTTTTGCAGCAGAAGAAGGATCTTCATCGTAAAGTTTTTGCAACTCTTGAGTACTTATCTGTTGTCTGGTAATAGACTGTGCAGAAGATAGTGCTTCATCAAGTTCCCTA